TATGCCGAGTGGAGTCGCTTGCTGCACCCACGTTCCGGCTATCTTTTTCCAGAGCTTCCATGCACCGCTGTTGGATTTGAGCGCGTATTGCCCGTCCGAACCGATGCCCGTATCGGGGGCGGCGCCGTCAACGCCATAGATGATGGTTGGCGTATCGAGCGCTGCGACGAGATCGCGCAGCTTCGCTTGTGTCAGCGCCGGGTCGTAGCGGAGCCATGACATTTTGACGACGCGATAACTGGCGGCGACCAGCGCGCCGCCCGTCCACGGGTCGTAGAGAGTCAGTTGGATGTCGTCGTCGACGGAGGCGATGATTCCGATATTGCCGTTGGCGAACAGCCAGTCCCCTTGCTCGGCAACACTGCTCCACAGCGTGCCGGCACCGGTGACAACGGTCCCATCCGCCGACACGCTGATGGTGCCGGTGTTATATGTCCCGCCAAGGGCCATAACTTTGCCTTGCAGTCGTTTCGAAGCTGGGGGGAAGAAGTCGTAATGTCGGCAGCGTGAGGCGTGTGGTCAGCTACGGACTTGCGCGATCAAAGTGGGACCAAAGTCAGCGTTGGGAGGTCGACCCGCCACTTGTTCGCGTCCATTAGTTCTTTCATGACCAAGTACCATTCGCTAGGACTGGAAACCTGGGCGCGCGCCATGCAGATTTCCATCTCCGCCGGAAGGATCGGGACCGATCCCGTCCGGATAATCCGTCCGGTATTCTTGTCGTAGACAATGAAATGCCGTGTCGATTCGATCATCGTCGCGCCTCCATGCACGTGATCGAGATTTCTTGGACGGTCAGATTAAGGCCGGACCCGCCTTGGATGTAGTAAAGGTCGATTGTGTGGAAGCCGGGGGCCACGCCGTTCAAGCCGAAATTGACTGTCGGGCTTCCCTGAATCGTCATGAGATTGCTGTAAACAGCAACCGGCGGGATCACACGTTTCCGGTAACGCGCTCCGTCAAAGTTGACCTGAATGAACGACGTCAAAAACGGAATGATCGCGTTTGACGTCGCGGGGCTATTTCCCGACTCTGCGCCGCCCGGCACGGACGTAATCGTGAAGCCGGCGGCAATGAGCAGATTGCCGCCACCAGGCACGACGAAGACCGACAACTGACCGACCAGCCGTGGAAACCCTTGCGGCGCTTCAATGAACGTAAAATCCGCCGGAAACGCCACGGATACAACGGCAATCGAATTGACCTGCAGATGTCCCGTGATGATGACGTTGTCCGCAATCAACGTGCCGACATCAATCGCGCCCGCAGCGATCTTCCCGGCCACTACCGAATTTGCTGTCAGATGAACCGCTTGCACCTGCGCGGCCTGGATCATCCTCGCGGTCACGATCCCATCGACGAACATGTCGCCAAGCAGCACCACCTTGGCAGCGCCGTTGACATTGCCGATGCCGAACACCGACACTGGATTGCCGCCGTTCTGGCCGGGGAATGCGACCTGGAAGATGTCTCCGACAAAAATTGTTCCTGCGGCGGAGCCGTCATTGAACGACTTCATTCCGCTGATGTAGCCGTTGACGTTGAGCGTCAGCGTCCATTGCGCGGCAAGCTTGTTGTTGACGGTCGTGATCGCGGTGGCGTTGGTGGTGACCGACGCGTCGAGGCTGCCGAAATGAGCGTTCACCGTGGTGGAGAATGACGAGAACGAAGTGTCGAGCGTGGAAATGGCGGTAGCGTTTTGCGAGATCGACGCGTCGTGATCGCCCAGCGTTGCATTGACGGTCAGCTCAAACGATGCGAGCGCGGCGTCAACGCCCAATGCGACCGTGCGGACCTCCTCGATGGAGGCGGACGCGACCTCTGATTTATGCTCGAGCAGCGCGTGGGTTTGGTTCTTCTGCAACCAGTTGTGGGCGTCCTGCTCGGACGCGAACGATGCGATGAACTGCGCAATCTTGTCGAGCCGCTCGAAGCCCTCCTTGAGCTCGCGCGCGACGTAATCCTTGAGCCCCTGTTTGAAGCTCTCGATCTCGATCACATCCGGCCGCACGGTGATGTTGGGCGGTTCGATCGGGATGACGTTGAAGGCACCCTTCTTGACGCCGACGCCGCGCACGCGCAGTTGCAGAGAAGCGTAGTCGACCAGCGCGGAAAAGCTCGGCTGCTCCCCCTGATAGACGCTCGACCACGACGCGCCGACGTCATACGAGACGTGGGCTTCGTAATAGAACGTGCTCGCCGCCGGCGCCCACGAGGCATCGAGCACGGCCTCGGCCACTCCCTGCCGGAAGTTGCCCTGCAGCATGATGATGATCGGCGCGGCGCGGTCGCGCAGAGCCGGTGCCAGCGGAATGTCCGGCGGATCGGCGAGGTCGACGTCATGCACACGGGCGTCGTCGACCGCCAGCATCAGCGTGACGCGGTCGCCGATCGGCCGGCCCTGCAGGACGATGCAGTCCTTCGCGGTGTGGCTCGCGGTGCCTAGAACGAAGCTGGGGTCCTCGGCGTCGTCTTCGCGCGCGAGCGCGCTCGCGATCGTCATGCCCTGCGCCGCCTCGACGGCGGCGAGGTCGCCGGCATTCACCAGCGCGAACTTATCAGCACCGAAACGCGAGACCTTGACCGGCCCGAAACCGCCGCCCCGCCGCGTCCGGATCTGGATATAGGTTTGCACCGGCTCCCAGCTCGGGGCGGGATCGAGCGTAAGCACGCCGCCCGAGTAGTTGTCGATGCGGCCGGATGCGCCCCAGGTCTGCGGAAGCTCCGATTGCACTCGCACAAGTGATCCGTAGGAGAGCATCTTACCCTCCCATTCCGTATCGAGCGTGATGGTGGTGCGGCGAAAGAGCGCCTGGCGGTAGTAGAACGCGGCGTGCTGCTGCGCGAGCGAGCGGCTGATCACGCCGTCGATACGGATGCGTGCGGGATTGGTCGCCGTGAAAACGTCGCTGTTGGGCGGGTACTGGACCTCGGCCGGGCCCCAGATGTTCTGATCGAGATATTCGAGCAGGACCGCGTCGGCCTGGTCAGCGGAGTTGAGCGAGCCGCGGACGATCTCACGATCCGTAAGCAGGAGTTGTGGGATGGTGCGCGCCTCGTCGCGCACGGCCGAAAGCAGGTCGCCAGACCAGCGATGGCGTGCGCGGGTCGATTTGAGGATCGTGTCGAAAGCATTAGGAACCTGATCGGGCGAGCGGAACTCGAAATCGAACGTGTCGCCGCGGGTGTCCGCTCCTGCCGCCATATTGACGACGGTGGCGAAGTCGATCTTTCCGACCGGACGCTTTGCGCCGTAATCCGTGTTGGTCGCCGCGTCCAGGAACGCCCACAGCGGATTGCGTGTGGGCTGATCGACGAAGTTACTGCCGTTCCAGACCGGCAGGATGCGGGTCGAGATTACCGAGAACTTGCGCGCCGAACCCTGCGAAATCTGTGTCGCGCGGATGCGGATCGCAACGGTCGACTCCTTGGCGAAGGTCGAATTGCCCTGGAGATAGGCGCGCAGCTGCAGCCATATGAGACCGTCGGAGCCCGAGGCGCCGTTGATCTTTGCGTCGAAATCAGCCGCCTCGGCACCGTAGCGCCGGGCGCGCACCTCGTAACGTCCCGGCGGTACGGCGACCTTCCGGCTGAACTTCTGCGGCTTACGCGTGTTGTAGGCGGCGATCGTGAAGAACAGTTGGGTCCAATCGCCGATCGGGACACCGGCATCGTTGACTGCGCGATACTCAGCCTCGACCCGCACCGGCCGCCCGAAGTAATCACCGTCGCGGTTGACGACAAAGCAACCGGTCGGGAACGCGAAATCGAGCGCGAGCGCGTCCGCGATCGTACCGGGACCATTGGCAATGAAGCCGCCGATCCAAGGACCCGGCGTGGGCGGCGGCAGATCGTTGACTGGATTGGAACCGCTGCCGGGCGGCAATTGCTGACCGCTGATCTCGACTGCCGTGGTTACGTTGGCGGGAAACAGCGTGACGGTCTGACCGGGATCATAGAACGCCACCACCGCATCGAAATCCGGATTGAAGCCGCTCGCGCTGCTCCAAAGGTTGGTGTCGTCGATCAGGACCTGTTCGTGCTGATATTTTCCGCCGCCCTCGCAGAGCAGCACGTTGAGGTACTGTTCGTCGCCGATGAACTCCGACCACGGCAGGGTGGAGAAGTCGCAGTATTTCCGCAGCCGGCCATAGCTGACAGGGATTGTCTGCAAAGCCCGCGCTGAGTTGCCGGCGGCCGAAAGCGAGAACGCCTGCGGGACGGCGTCCTGGGGCGTGCCGGCATCGGCTTGCCCGCCCGCCTTGGGCGCGACCAGGGCGTTGATCAGCAGCGAGGCGCCGACCGTGATGCCCGCGGTGATCAGCGTCCCGGCAAGAGTCCCGGCAATCCCAAGCGCTCCCGGCACCCACAGGGCCAGCGCCGAGGCCGCGATCAGCGCGACGAGCCCGAGCACGTTCTTGCCGCCGCCGTCACCGCCGCCGAGCGGCCGTGATAGGAAGACGACCTTATCGTCGGCCTTGATGCGCCGGCGCTTCCAGTGCCGCTGGAGAACGAACTCTCCGTTGACCAGGCACACGGTCGGAAGACGGAACGCCCAGCGGCGCTTGCCGTTGATCCTTTCCTGCCGCGACCAGCCGGCCCGCTGCAGGAACTCGCCGATGCGCTCGCCGTCGATGTGCTCGGCGCGCGCAACCTCATGGCCCGGCATCATGAGATGCCGGACCATAGCGGTCGCCGATTCCTCAGAGCGGCTGCGCTCTTTTATGGCGTCTTCAATGCGCATGGATCACGTTTGTCTCGGCTCATAGAACATCAGCTTGCGCCATCCCGACGCTCGCAACGTCGCGGCATCGTCGAACATCACACCCGATGTCTGATCACAGTGAATGACGCCCTGCTCTGGCTGGAGCCACACGCCGATATGCGCCGCGCGTTTAGAACGCGCCATCAGCACGAGCGCTCCGTCAGCAGCTGAGATCAGCCCATTCTCGTTTGAACGCAGGACCCAATTGGCATGCTCGTGATGCGCGGCGATCGTTTCGAGCATCCACGCCCATCCCGGATCGGATGGAACGTCGACGCTCGGCAGCGCGCGGCCGAACAATTCACGCTGGACATGCAGAGCAAGGTGCCAGCAGTCGAAGACATCCGGCCCGCGCCCGTTCGCGCACCAGCGCTTGCCGATCTGCGCGCGCAGGAACGCAGTGCGATCGGTCACGGCTGCAGCCCGGGATATTCCTTGGTGGTGTAGACCCGGCTCGGAAACTTCTTGTTGGCGAGGTTGTCGATCGAGGCCATGCCTTCGATGCGCGTGCCCGTCATGGTGATGTTGCGCACGATGAACTCGATCGGCCCGAAGCACGGCGCGGACAAATCGTCGGAACGGTATTCCCGATAGATCGCGATCAGGTCGGCCCGCACCGACAGCGCGGACTCGATATGAGGGACGAGCCCGCGGCTGACGTTGTCGACCGTGATCCTGGTCTCCGGCACCCTGCCTTCGGCGAACTCCGGAAAGTCGGCATAGAACGGGAT